AGGAAGCGGAGACGCGAAGCTACGCTCTTGTGCACCCATTTGTTTCCGGCTCCGAATATGAGCGTCGGCGTAGGCAGCAGCTCGATCGACTCTTCGCCGTGGCTGGCACGGGGCTTTCCCTTGAGGCGCTTGGACAGGGCTGGATTATTGAGCACCGCGTTGCTGATACGGAGAAATTGCTCCTGCGAAGTCTTTACTTCATGCGCGGTGTGGATGACAAGTTCTTCACCCAGGACATACAGGCCAGCCAGCTCGCGGACTTCGAGAATAGCTGACTTTCCGTTCTGCCTCGGAATGATAAGCGTGTTCTCAAAGCTAGCCCATTTACCGTTAGGGCGGATTCCGCATCCCTGGCGAAGTACCCATTCCTGCCATGGGTCAAGCTCGTAGCCAATACCGCGTGCCCAGTCGAGAATTTCGGTGGAAAGATAATCGCCGCAGCCAAGCAGGCTGTATCCCTCATCCGTGCGGGCGCACTGCCGGCATCCCTCTTCAATTTCAATGTGACGGTCGGGCACAGTCCACAGCCGGGGCATCTGCTCCCCGAAAATTTCCTCTTCTCTGTCGAGAATTGCTGCGACCATACAGCGTATACTACCGCATAAAGTATTCCCTTGGCTGCCAGCGCATGCTTTCTTCATCCCAGAGGTACGTCTTAAGGAATTCCTGACGCTGGTGGCTGGCCTTGTAGTGGCTTGCTGTTGACCAGGCCAGGATCTCATTATCGCAAATGCCGCCGTTGACATGCTCGCCTTTGTGGTACAGATGCCAGTAATACTGGGTGCTAGCCGGATCGTTCTTCGGCCACGGTTCTACTACCGTTATGTAATCCTGGCGGAAATGCTGCATGTCAGGCGTCGGCGGATACGGGTTGTAGTCACCGTAATCGAGTTCAGGGGGCATCCGCGTCCCTTCGGCACAGGAGCGAAGTCCAGCCGAGATTGTCTTCTCCGATGATCTTTACCTCAACGTAGCGGTGGTAGTGCTTCCAGGTTTTCCAGGCATCTCCGTAATGCATGAGCAGCGTGCCGATCGTCTCTCCGTACCAGCCTGACGGCCTACGGTCAAAATCCTCGGTGTTGTGCTTGTAGGATGATTTCGTGCGGTAACGGAACTGCACGACGGACTGGTACGTCCGTCCGAGCTTATCCGCGAGCACGCGCGTATCCAGATCCGGGTTTGCGTGAACCAGGGCTTTTTCTTCATCAGTCCACGGCCGGTTTTCCGTCACTTAAACGCGCCTCCGTCTGGGCAGGATCTTCCTTGCCATCAGGTGAATGGGATCATACTTACCAGGCAGTATCCCGAACAGGTGCGCGGTGAGCACTCCCCAGGAGAATGCCATGACCGGGCCGCCGGCTGGATGCCTTGATGCTGCGCGAAATGCCTCGCTCATGGTCCGCGCATCGATTAGTTCCGCTGCGACTACGACCGCTCCCACTGAGACCCAGCCGGCGGCTCCTGGGGAAAGCCTCTTGACTCTCATAACCGTCCTGTGTGCTGTGCTCGCCTGGCTGCCCAGCCGAGTAGAATCCGTGTCTGCTCCAGCGTGATCTCCGTGCCAGGGTTAGCAAGCTGCTTCATGACACCCACCTTAACCGCATCTGGGTAAGGAGAATTTGCGGCGAGCGTGAACGCTACGTCTCCGGCAAGCTTGATCTTCACATAACCCCGTAGCTGGCTGCTGTATTCCTGGTGACGGGCATAGTCATAGATCACGGGGCTGTCAGAGGCGGACGGGCAGGGGTACAAGGGCGCGTAGAGGTCACTCATAATCGTCCATCATAAGCATCTTCTCACGGCGACGCCGTGTCTTCTCCGTATCGTCTTCTTCTGGCTTAGGCGGGTAGTCGAGCTTGAGCTGCGTATACATCTGCCTGATTTCCTTGGTAATCGGCGCTACATCGCGGTCTGCTACGTCTCCGTAATCGATGCGCCGCGCCATGGAAAGCATCATCTGGGCGATGGTTCCCTCGGATGCTTCATCGGGCAGGGCTTCCAGGTCCTTCAGCACGCCGCCCTCAATCTTGCCGATCTCCGGTTCTTCATGCTCAGCCAGCGAGCCGCACAGCTCGCACAGGTAGACGCCACGGCGCAGGTAGTAGAACCGCTGGCCGATTTCGATGATGGCCTTGCAGCGGGAGCACTGAGTTTTGCGCTCGGCGGCGTCAATCCATTTAGCGGCCACTAGGTTACATCCTGGTATGTCTGACGACGCATCACCTGGCGGATGGTGGCGCGGTGAACGACCTTGCCTAGCTGCCGGGAGATTGCATGTTCGCCGAAGCCTTCGCCTGCCATGCGCCTGATGACGCGAACCTGGTCGTCGGTGAGCTTGCGAAGCCTGCGGTGGCCGTCCAGCTTAGAGTTCTTGCCGGGCGCGTGGCTCGCGCCCTTGACCACGTTCCGGATCGTGTCCGCGTGCACGCCGTACTCTCTGGCGAGCTGGCCTGTGGTGTACCCGGCCTCCTTGAACACGCGGATCATGTCAGCCTGGTTCTGCGTCAGCTTACTCGGCAAGGTCCGTCTTCCCTTCGAAGTGGGCCTTGAGCAGCAGGTACAGCTCCAAGGCATGATCCTCAGGCATAACAATGGGAACCTGGCTTCCATTCCTCCGGATGATCATCGTGGGCGGGGGCGGCGCTGGGGCCGGCCTGAAGTCAAGTTCGAACAGCGGTTCGTCTGCTGCCACGGTGCCTCCTAGGTTATGCAGGGTCAGTCTACCGGGAACAACGTGACTGCTGGTAGTGTTCAGCGAAGCATGACAGACAACGTGGACCACCCAGCTCACTACGGCGGGGCAGACGACCCGTACGAAGCTATCAAGGTCATCGAGGCCTGGGATCTTGGCTTCCATCTCGGCAACGCCGTCAAGTACATCGCCCGCGCTGGCAAGAAAGACCCAGCCAAGGAAGACGAGGATATCGACAAGGCGATCTGGTATCTCCAGCAATACCTCATCGCCAAACTTGCCAAGATGAAGCCGCAGGAGGCAAAGCCCAAGGAGAAGTACGACTGGCGGGAGGCTTTCAGGGAGGCTTTCAAGGACTGGGATAGGAATCTTCAGGCTGACTGGAAGACTGAGGAAGAGGCCAAGAGGCCCTGTCGCGAGCCGCTGGTACAGCCTCCTTCGGTTTACGTATCGGTGTATACCGATATTGATAAAGACCCATATAAGTGCTACAGCATCTACGCGCAGCGAGACTGGAGCATCGAAACCCTGGCGTCACTCGTCGCCACCGGATCGAAGGAGTGGGCGTGCGGAACATTCATGCTGGAGGTAGGCCCGGAGTCAGACAAGGGGATACGGGCGGGAGTGAACAGGGCGAACACAGTGGACTGGCTGCTGAAGTACTTCCCGCCGACTCAGTACAGCTACTACCTGAAGAAGGTTGGTCCCTAAGCCCGGAGCTAACTGCTAATATGAGAGCCTTCAACAGGAGGTTCGAAAGTGGCGCTTAACGACGAAGACGGCCGGCTCAACACCGCAGAAGACTACCTGCTTCAGTACGCGGCTGCCAGCCAGGAGTTCGAGGCTGCACTGGAGCATGTGCTGTGGGTACACAAGCAGAAGCCTGAGTACAGGAAGAGGTGCGAGGATATCCTCTGGAATGTGATCCAGCAGCGTGCTGAAGAGAAGTCTGTACTGGCAGCGATCGGAGCAATCAAGTAATGGACGATGTTACTCAGCCTTTCGGTGGCACAGGCGGCAACGGCACGATCACGTGGACGGTCGGCAAGAGCCCCGGTGTGCCCAGGAGGAAGAGTGTCACTTACGACAACCTGCATATTGCATATGACTTCGTAGACGGTGTGGTCAGCATCGATAAGCTGGACAACGACGATTGCATTAAGCTCGACATGACAGAACTCGCTGAGCTGAAGGCTGCGCTGGCGCATTTCGGTATCATCGCCGGGCTAACGCCAAGCGGTACGCCGATCCCGAATCGATGAGCAAGTGAGGTAAGCTGCGGGCATGACGACCTCAGATTACGCACAGACCACCCTGAAGCCGCAGCTCTACGACCTCAGCTTCACGCAGCTCACGCTATTCATGGAGTCTCTTGCCGATGAGATCCGTGAGCATGGCGGCCAGGGGGCTACTGACAAAGAATGGGTAGCCACGCAGGTCATCAAGCTCGGTTCTGAAGTCGGTGAATTCCTGGGCGCGTTCGACCGCTACCAGGGGTTCGCGAGGCGCGCGGGCGACATGAAGGAAGTGACTAAGGAGCTGGCCGACGTAGTTATCTCCGCTTTCGTCATGTTCGCTGTCCTTGAGGAAGACGCCGAGATGCACATCAAGGCTAAACTCCACGAAATAATCACCCGAGGGTACGTGAACAAGGACGAAGGTTAAATGATGCACTGGGCAATGCCGCAGCAGAAGGTGGTGGCAGAGATTGACGAGACAGAAGGCCAGGAACTAGCACCCTGGCAGTGTCTTTACAATTACGACAACAAGATCACGAGGGCTTGCCTGAGGCTAGAGCAGATCAGTGACAGTGAGCGTGTTCTCGGCTATGAAGAATCTGCCCAGATGTATCATGACACGGCAGTGGATCTCAAGATGCAGCGCGAATGGTGGCGCGAGACTTACCAGGATGCCGTTAAAAAAGCATCAAACAGAGAAGACATAAAGTTTGACATGCAGATTGCGGATCTTGGCTGGGCGTAGTGTATTCTGGCGTGCATGACAACGCACGTCCATGAGCCTGTAATTAAATCCAGCTCAGAAATCGCGGAAAAGGCCCGCGACATCCATCCTCTTCAGTTTCTTCGCATGCTTGTGCTGACCCTCATCGCCAGCTTCTTTGTAAGCATTGGCTGGACTGGCGGTGCGGTGTGGTTCGGGCTGGTGTTTTCAGTACTGTTCGTAGTCAGCCGCTTTCAGTGGTTCGGGCAGTGCATGCGTTATGGCTTCCACAAGGGCGCACGTACAAAACTTGTGGATAAGCAGCCAGAATAGTACCCTCCGGAATTAAGGCGGTCCTTTGGCCCTTCGGGGAGCGGGGAATGCCGACCAACGCTAGGGGAGCAGGCTAGGACGCCTTGGCCCCGCGTGTCAGCCGGAGATTTTCCGTGGGACTACTCGATAATATCTTTCACCATGCCCGAAAGCAGCCTGAAAAGCGGGCGATTGGCGGCGTGCCCTGGCAGCCGTGGACCGACCCGTTCATGCGCTTTGACGTTGGCGGACCCGTACACCCGACTCGCCAGGTATTCGGAGTGGACAAGGCCATGGGCCTGCCTGCTCTCTACGCGGCCACTAAGATCCTCTCGGACAACACCGCGTCCCTTCCTGTAAAGGTCTACACCAAGCACCCTGACGGGCGCAGGACTCCTTACACCGGCCCCTCCCTGTTCGACAGTCCGTCTGTAATCGGCACGCCGTACGACTGGCTGTTCTCCTGCATGTCCAGCCTGACAATCCACGGCAATGCCTGGGGCCTTATTACAGGCCGCGACGGCTACGGCTACCCGACCGGAATCGAGTGGATTCCGCCTGAGTACGTAATGGTAGAGCAGGATGACGCACAGCCGTTCAATGTGCTTGCCGCTAAGGTGTATGCCTACGGGCGGCCGATGAACTGGTACGGTCCTGACTCTGAGGTATTTCATCTCAAGGGCTATGCGCTGCCCAACAGGATCGAGGGAATTTCCCCGCTGCGCGCATTCGCGCTTACGATCCTGGCGGGTCACGAAGCTCAGCGGTACGGGACGGACTGGTATGCGGCAGGCGGATTCCCGCCTGGTACATTCCAGAACTCCGAGCTGGAGGTTGACGCCAGTCAGGCGGCAGAGATCAGGCGAATGCTTGTTACCTCCCTGCGCAGGCGCGAGCCTCTGGTATACGGACGTGACTGGGACTATACCCCTGTTACCGTACCGCCGTCCGAGGCGCAGTTCATCGACGCAATGCAGCTCAATGCAACGCACATCGCGTCTATCTACGACCTGCCTCCCAA